TTTCTTTATCTCAGGTAGTTCATCTGGTGAGAAGTACACTGTACATGATACAGCATTATCTGACCATACTGATTGCAATCTTTTTATTTCCTTTAATTGCTCGATTGCTGTCGTATCTTTTGCTAATTTTGTGCCCTCAGGATAGCTGAACGGAAATGTAACTACCACTGTAGTTCTGTCTAGACTTCCATCAAAATTCTTGACAAATTCTAAATCGTATCCTGACTTTCTACATGTCTCAACTAATGGATGATTTGCTGCTATTCTTATCCTTCGTTTCATATACCTTGCGAAACCGGGATGGCATCCAGGTGTAATTCCTGGAAGTAAAGAGAGTGTACCGCTGGGTTTGACTGTAGTTAACTTGATACTCTCTGGCATTCCTTGTTCGGCGGAGTATACTTTATCGAACTCTCTTAGATACTCGTAGCACTCTGAAAGCCAGCTGTTTTGCTCTTCCGTAGCTTGCATCGTCCCACTTACCCCGATACCCATTCTCATATTATTATGTACAACATCCTCTGTCAGTACTTGGTGCGAGGGTAACTTGAGAGAGTGTTTACATATACGATACAACAACTCAGCAATATCCATCAGTTCGTATTTATCCTTCACATTTGGAAGAAATAATTCACATAGGCAACATGTCTCCCAAGGTTCAAGGAACTGTTCAAAGCATGGGTTCGCACCTTCTACATCAGGGTCAGCATACTGGGTTTCCCCTAGTCGGCCTACGTGTTTAGCTAATCTTAGATTTACTAGGCCAAGCGACTCTCCTTTATTTTCATAACTTTGCCAGAAGTACTCATGGAGATCTTCAGTATCGTCACATACTACTGAATTATTTGACATAGCACGCCAAGATGGGAGTGTGCCCATGTCCCAGCGCTTGGCCAGTAGAAACTCGATGTCGTCGTGATCACCTATCGCACTTAGCGCTGACCGTCGCACATTGCCCGCGACGATCAGTTCTCCTATTATGCACATTATATCTAAAGCGTCTATGGGTCTAATCTGTCGTCCTTTTCTACGAGATAGCACATCACTAATTTTATTAATACCAATTACTAAAGCTTCAGGACCACTCGAGGTTCCACCAAAACCTTTAATTGGAAGGCCCATGCCTCGAATAACTTGAGTAGAGTACGTGAATGTCCCCTTTTCCTCTGAGTCAGATAGAAAAGCTGACTTGAGAACTTTACCTAAGAACTTAACCCAACCTTCTCTTGAGTCAGGAATAATATAGTCTGCTCCTCCATCGTCCTGCCTGGTAGGCTTTTTAAACCAGTCTTTAACTGGTGGTATCTTATTGACATGTTTTCCTTGGACACTGAAACCCACTCCAGCACCCAAAGCCAGCATATCCATTGTCCAGCAAAATGGAACGATTGGATCATCTACAACGGTGAATGCGCAGTTTTGCAGTGATGCTAAGCCGAATCTATTTACTGTATCTGTGCCAAGCTGCCACCAAAATCTGCCCGCTACAGAGCCTTTTAGTAGCAGAAGATAGCTCCTTAGCCTTTCCTCCTCATCGGTTGAGAACCCACACTTAAGTTGCTCATCACAGGCCTTTATGACCCTTTCTACTGTTTCCGGAAATTCTTCCGTTGTGCCATCCTCCTTAACTCTGGAGTAAGTCCTCTTATAAGTTAAATAGCCTATTGATGACCAAGGGATTTGTATATTGTCCATTCTTATTCCTTTAATCTGCATTCTATTTCAAATGCAGTGTATTTTACCACTACTTGACCTTCAGAGTATTTTCTAACAGCGTAACTTTTCCCCGTTCTTTCTAGAAAGTACTCACCAACCTCAAGCCTTGTTAAGTATTTACAGCACAGAGATTTGCACCATGCCATTGCGTCTGACTTGTCATCAAAGATTTGATCTTCAATAAAATGAACTCTATAACCAGGATCTTCTGCAGTAACAAGATATGCCATTATAAATCTCCATCATAGAGTGCTTCAACTATCTCGAAGCCACAATGTCTCAAACCAACCGCATCTGACAACACAAATCCGATGCCGTTGAAGGATACATGTAAATCTGGATAACCTTCGTTTGCATTGTAGGCACATTGTTTATAATAGTCTAGAGCCTTATCCTTTGATCTAAAAACTCTCCTTCCGATATCTCTAGCACTGTATTCTGTCCAACTATTAATCAGCCACATCTCTTAAGACCTTGAGGTTATGAGGAAATTCCTCTGTTACTGGCGGTAGGTTGTTTTTATCAGCCCATATTGCCAAGGTGTCAGCAATCTGACTACAATCTTCATACCTTGATAAGATTGTCATCTTCTCTCTTGTGGTTAGATAGGCTATAAACCCGTATACTGCTTCTCTTGCGTTTAGTTCACTCATTCATACTCCTTAAATCAAATAGCATGTTTTCATATGTAGTATCATGCCAGTAATAATAGTTGCAATTCTTACAGAAGACATCTTCAGCTTCTCCAAGAAAATCTCTAGTGTTATTTAGTTGAACTTGCTGCAGTAGGCTGTCTTCCATTCTCTCATCTTGGACATAGAAATCAACCTATTTACTATTACAGTTGCAGAAAATTTTCATAGGCATTTGCCTAGGCTCTTAACCTGGGCTCCTTCTATTTCTTCTTATCTTTAGCCTTTCGCATTATATCATATGCGATTGCCACGGCCTGTTGTTTTGTCTTGCCAGCTTTAATCTCTCTTTTAACGTTCTTCTTGAAGGCCTCTTTAGTGCTTAATTTAATTAGCGGCATAGTTTCCTCCCTTAGAACATATCAGTTGACTCGTTTACATCGACTGGTGCGAATATTTCCCCAGCGTATGTCATCCTCCCTGTTGTAAAATTGTAATTAGTACCTGCCACTGGGCCTGTCAAACCTGTCGCTCTACATTTCAATACAGACATTATTATGTGATTTCTTTCTGCCTCATTATCTGCTGACATGTCTCTAGCGAAAGCAAAGATATCTAGGCTTACTTGTTTAATCGACCCAGATCCTTTTATATCGTCTAGAGTTGGTAATTTACCCTGCTCAAACGACTTTCCGCCTACAGCTGTCTTTCTCAGATGACTAACAAGACCGATATGTATCCTATGCTTTTTTACCAGTCTTAGGAGATCATTCATAATCTTGTCTATCGCCTCGTTGCCGGTTAGACCAACAGCTCCCTCTGAGACAAGAATTGTTATATGATCTATAAACAGGTACTTACAACCCATAAGGGCCATGTATTCCATTTGGTCAACGATTGTTTCGTCTTTTATAGACCCTTGATGGTCTAAGACGATGATCCTGTCATCTTTGAATACCTCATCAAACCCTTTATTCAGATCTTCTTGCGATATCTCTTCATTAGCTAAATTCCTGCAAAGGTGCATTGAAGATAAACTTCTGGCGGTCTCTCCTGGAGTCTCTTCCAGACTTATGATCCCTATCTTATCCTCTGTAACCTTTAACAAATGTAAAATTACCTCTCGGATTATGGAACTTTTGCCGCTTCCTGTACCAGAAATATAGAGAGCTATCTGTCCTAATCGTAAACCTTTGACCTTAGAGTTAATACCTTCCAGGCATTGAGGGTAAGGGATTGATGGTTCATCTTGAAGAGCATTCATATGCTCTCTTAATTGAGCAGTTGTGAGAATCCCGAAGGGTATATACGGTGCTGCGTTGAAGATGCACTCCAACAATGTAATATGACCATTAGGTTGCAGTAAAGTTTCATTAGCATCATTGAAAGGTAACTTGGTTATCTTTGCCTTATCAATTCCAATTATCTTTATTGCTTCTTTCCTAGCCTTGTCTCCAGCCTCGTCCTCATCAAAACATAATACAACTTCTTTAAATGATCTGACCCAGTCTCTATTCTCTAAAATAGACTTAGTCATTACAGAGCTAGACAAACTAACAGTAGGATAGAACTTCTTATATTTTCTGTAAGATGCTTCTGCTACGGAGAGCATGTCTATCTCTCCTTCGCAGATTGTCAATCGTCTGCCACCACTGCTGAATTTTTCTTTACCACACAAAGATGATGACTTACCTAACCAAGTGAATTGTTTAGGCAAAGTTCGAACCTTATATGCAGCGCCACCGTCATATGGATAGTAGTGAGTATCTACCTGACCAGCATCATCGTAAGTTACCTTGACACCATAGAACTCCGTTACAGCCTTCGATATACCTCTTGAAACTATCGGCCTAACAGGATAGCCACTAATTTCCTCGCATCGCTGTTTAGCCCGAGCCAGCTCTCTTTGTTTCAAGCTTGCTGCTATATCAGGTAATGTTGTTGTTTCTGTCTTTTCGAAACTACCAGATGCCTTCTTAACATCACCACAGCTGAAGCATTTAGACCCACCATCTTCATAGATGACTCTAGCATCCGATGAGCCACATTCACATGATGTCTTTTTAATCATCTTCCCCATTTTTCCCCTCGCTGGTTACGCTTACTATGAATGTACTAGCTAGCGAGAGTACAAGGTAATCAAAACTGTCGAATGACCAGTCTGTATGCACTCTGCTTTCTAATACCACTTCTAGTGCAGCTAAAAGCGAAAATGATACTGCAAGTAAGCCAAAAAGGCTCTTAATTAATTTCATCGATTATTTCCTTTAGTCTATCTTTGTGCCTGTCGCTAATTGGTTCTTTCACAGCCCAAGAAACTTTAGGTATCAGTGTGTTATACCAAGCGGTGGATGTTGGAGCTTCAGCTGCACATAAAGACCAAGTCTCAGCATAACTGAGAGTGCCTTTAGTATTGTACTGCTCTAGACATATAAACCTAAACTCCTCTATAGGTCTTTCTCTAAACATCTCCTTTAGAAGTTTGGAGCTAGATTTATACGTTCTCCAATCATTCTTTTTAGTGATATAAGTCTTTTTACCTATATACCCTCTGTTAAGAGCCGTATCGTATATTATATAGATAAATCCGACACCTACTCCCATCTTATCAGGAAACTCCCAATGGCCGTTTGACTTCATAGAGTCGGGCACAAAAGGCTTATTCGACTTCGGTACTACGCCTTCGAATTTCAAGTTGAGTTGCCTCCTCATGTTCATCTTGCATCTTCTTTAGTTGCTCAATACACTCTCTAAGTGTGTAATGCCAGTCCGTGAAGCCTAGTAGCGATACGTATACTCTTTTCTTTACACTTTCCATCCCGGTGCCAAAGGTCGTATCCACGCATACATAGCTGCTACTCGTCATGGCTTCCGCTGCGTCGTAAGCTTCTTTATGCGTCATATCTATTTATTATTTTCTCCATTTCAATTAAGGCTTCTCTGAATGTGGCACACTCTTTTGTAATACCATGTTCCGATGCATACATTACTTTAGCTGTAGAAAGTTTTATATCCCCGAAGCCCTTTTCCTCGCAAGTAACTGATATGTAGCAGTCAACCAGTTTTCTTAATTTATTGTATGCTTGTTTTGGTGTGAGATCCCTCATAACACTAGCTCCTTAATTATAGGCCAATCAACTACATCTTGGCAGTAATCGTGATAATGTTTTTGTATGTGTATCATCTTTAAATTAGATAGCATATAGCCATACCATTCGTCCGGACCATACTTATTAAAATAAGCCTCAACAACTACTTCTTGAAAATCAACTTCCTCAGTCAGGCCACTAAGCAACTTATCAGCCGTCTTTGGTCCAAGGCCTGGGACCCCTGGGATATTGTCGGTATTGTCTCCCATTAAGACTTGCTTATAGTAGAACTTCAAAGCATCTGCTTCTGACACTTCAATTATCCTCTTATCATCGCTTAGGTTATTGTGCATCAGATAATGTTTACCTGGTATGCATAATAAATCCTTATCCATTGAGCAGATTATATAATCTTTCCCTGCAGCTCTACACTCCTCTGCCCAGATTCTGATAAAATCATCGGCTTCTCTACCGTCTGCTCTTATGGCGTAACCTTCTTCAACAGCTTTATCCCTAATTATTGGTACTATCTTTTTCGATAAGGAGTACTTGCTGTCAACTTTCTGTGCCTTAACTCTAGGCTGCTTATACTCCGGGTATATTAGGTCCCGGTAGTTGTTTTTGCCCTTTACCGCCATTAAATAGTCATTAGTCCATAATGTGTCAAGCAATTTATTGTGATTTGATTTAAAATTTGACCATGCTGTATTTATATATCTTCTATTTTCTTCTTCTGTAAACTCAGGCATTATATACTTGCCTTCGCTATCCAGTTCAACAATATCTTGATAGATCAATTTACCGTTAGCATCTAAAGAAACATGCTTACTATTGCTCTGGTATCTTGGTGGACAACACGAATAGCAAGGTATATCCCCGTCTATTATCGCTAACATATGATACCAAGCCTCCTAGACAATTCCATCAACTCTACCGTTGAATTTACCTTGTCTACGTGCTTATTCCCTAAAGCAGGGTATAGTTTTAAATTCTCCTTTGCTAAAAGTGCTCTTATCGCTTCTACATCCTCAAGCTCAGAGAGTGCTCTTTCCAAGTTAGATACACCGTTGTATCTATGCTCTGGTCCGAATCTGAGGCATTTACTCAGTTCTTTCTGCACCTCTGATAGTTCTTCTATTAAGCACACTAATAGGTATTCTTGTCTTGTCATATTAACGATTTCATCCCTAATTTTTGTATTACCTTTCTATAACCAATTTCCAGATTAAGTTTATCAGTTACCTTAACCACCTTTGCCACAGAAAAGAAGTCACCAGTGGGAACTAGTATAAGATCACCATACTCTAAGTCTAACTCTGTCTTATATGTGTATGGTTTTGACCACTGCCCCATGTTCCTGAACCTTACATACACGCCTATCATTAATTCACCTCACATAGTGTGAATCTCCCATCCTCCATCTCACTTTTACACCTAACCCACACTATATCTCCTTTATAATATGGAGTGCTGTGGTACGAATAGAAGGTGTCCAAGTTGGATTCTAGTCTAAAGTCATCTCTTGGTACCCCATTAATTATGTATATCTTTCCTGATTTTAAATGAACTATTAAATCACCTTGCTTAAACATATATCTCCTATCAGTGGCAGTCCAGCCAGTTTTTACCTATTTTGCCATCACCATCCATGATAGTAACTCCTAACATCTTCGGACCTTCTCTGAAAGCCTCTACACCTATCTCCAGAACTCTATCAGCATACTTCTCAGGTGTCATGACTTGGAACTCATCATGCATAAAGATCAAAGGTATATATGGTATTTTCTCCTCCTTAAACTTACGCATCGCATACATCAATGCGCACCCACAAGTGGCTTTTTCGCAAGCTTGTAAAAGATATACTAACAACTTATGGAGTGAGTCTACATAGAGCCTATTTCCAGCTATCCCGTAGATGTAACCCTCTCCTCTCTTAGCTGTGGATGCATAGATTGCAGCTAATTTGTCTAACAATTCAGACAATCCTGGAACTGCCTTAATGAAAGCTGTCTTTAGCTTATTACCTTTTGGTTTGTCAAAGACATCAAATACGTAACTCCAGAGCTTATCACCTCCAGCACCAAACAAGAAAGCATATAAGATCCTTTTAGCTCTGGGCCTTGGCACTTCATGCGTCATCTTAAATACTTCCAATAGTATCTCTGTAAGAGTATCAGCATTCCTTTGGTGGATATCCCCGTGTAGCAGTAGTTCAATAAAATCCTTATCTTCTAGATAATGAGCCAATCCACGGACCTGATTACCTGCAGAGTCACAGCCAACTTGCTTCCATCCGTCATATACTCTGAACAAGGCTCTCATCTCTGGGCCCCATTCTGATACAGCATTGCCAGCTTTATCTACATCCCCTGAGGGTACATTCACAATAACACTATGCCGCATTCTCATTGATGGTGTACCGATAGTCATACAATCACCATGTAGCATTCCATCAGAGTCTGTGTTCTCAATCCAGGTCTTTACGATTGAGTGTCTACTTCTTGCAACTAGAAAGTCTACGTATAGTTTAGCATTGCCTCCTAAACACTCTAAACTATCCTCAGTTATTTTTGGTGAAGTCTTCTCCCTTTTCATCTTCGGCTTTCCATTAAAGCCTTCAGTCTCAACCATTTTATAGTTCCAGGAAGTTGGCTCCCACCCATTTCTGAATAGGAATATCTTAACATCCTGAATACTATTTAAATCTAGAGCAGGAAAAGACACTCTAGAGTATTCGCCTTGGATTTGTCTGTGTCCAATACAGGCGTTTAACTCTGGATCATCTAAACCCGATATTGGATCAACACCAAAGTATTCAGCCATTCTAGCGTCATACAAGCCATGCTTTGTCCATCTTGGCCTCTTCGATTCAACGATACCCTTTACCTTATCAAGTGGTACACACTTGTAGCCAAGATTAGCACTCAGTGCATCGTATGCCAGGTTCATAGTTCTTTCTAATTCTACTAGAAGCGCCTTAGCACCCTCCAAATCAAATGGCCAGCCTATTCTTTTAGCTTCAGAACAGAACTCTGCTACATAGTGTTCAGCTTGAACATATGGCTTTAAGTTAGGCTCCCTCGCTACAGTGGTTTTAAACTCGCTTAAAAGGATCTTATAGGTCTCATATGTGACAATTACATCTTGCTTGACATAATCTAGCATGTCAGGGTGCCATTGTGCAAAAGCATCTGCCTTAGTAGCGCCTTCTGGTAGAAAACCTATCTTGATCAGATGGCCTAGCCAGTCCATCTTTGGCTTTCTCAGTAGAGCGCCCCAGTTATCTAAACTATGTCCTTGCTTACCGAATCTCTTATAGTTTAAGATTAGTGAAAGTAGCATCGTATCATGGACCATACAGTCATCAGCAGGATCAAAATCAAATAGTCTTTTCAGTACAAATTTATCATAACTGATTATGTTGTGCCCAACTATAAGCTTAGCTTGTCCCAGTTCTTCTTTCCAACTTAGATCGCCTTCAAGCCAGTATTTATGAGTGTCTGTTACAAAGTTATAACCATGTATAACCCACATTCTATCACAATCATGTAGGCCATTCGCCTCGATATCGATAACCCATTTGCTCATTCTATTCCCTTAAGAATTTTGGCTATTTCTGCGACTTTGATTGGCGTATTATCATTTGCCACATACGCGCATAGATACGTCAGGTACCACCTGGCCTTCATTAGTTCTTGTAACTCATTATCTTTCTGACCATTTCGGTCTAAATACTTCCTTATTTGTAGCTCCAAAGCCCCTTTGAACGCTGCCGGATCTCTCAAGCTTGGGATTCTACTCATAGTGTCTATCCATTGCATTGAATCGACATACCCTTGATAATGAGCTGGGTCTACTGCTTGCTTAATTGTCATATTATCTCCAACTTCCTGCTTTTAATTGAATAGGGTGGGCATACTCATAGTATGGATGTAAACATATAGCATCCATATCTAAAAGTCGTTCTAGACAATCTTTGAAATGGTCTCTTAAAGACTGCTTAAATGCGTCATGGATGAGTTGCCTACTACCCTTCCACTCACCTGTCCATTTAACAGCTTCTGTTTCATATCATTTACCTTTTGGTTTAAAGAAGTCAACTCTAACCATTGCCTCATCTTCTGTATATCCCATTTAAAGCCTCTGTGAAAGGTTTTTTAATTTCATAAATAATTTTTCTGTTGGGTGTCGTCCCATCTTGTAACATGAAATATATTCATCTTTTGCCTCCACAAGCTCGCGAAGTAAATCTCTTTCCATAACTAGCATTCTACCTTGCTCACTGCTATTTGCAATCTCTGCTGCTTCTGCTTCTGTAATACATCGAAATTTTGTCATTAAGTTATCTCCTTAAAAAGAATGAGAGGCAGGATTCGAACCTGCACCGGATTTATTCATCGAGGCTATTATCCTAGAATCGACCTGGATACCTTGCCCTTGCGCTCCTGGCCTTGGGTGTCGTTACCTGTACCTCTCGCGTCCGGCCTCACGTTTTTGGGCGTCTACCAATTCCGCCACTCCCATTCGTATCTATTTAGTTATATCAAAACGGTAGGTCTTCTTCACCTGTATCAACACCTACATCATTCACACCCGTAGGCATGATAACTTGTGTCTCTGTTTTTTCAAATGTTTCCCTGGGCGCAGGTATATATAAGTAGTGTTTGGTTAATTGAACACCCATTAGAACGCTGGCAGTCTTCATAATTTTAGTGTCGCCTTGAGGATACTCATACTGAAATATTCTTATATTTGCGATAGAGCCATTTCCAATTGTGTTTGGATCCACTGGTTCGTTATCTCCATTAACCACTTCAACAGGGCCAGATGGTGTTCCATCTGACTTCACTGTTCTTTTTCTCAATGTCGTCTGGAAATACGTTTCGCTATCATCATCCGGTACTACAGCTTTAACATTGAGTCTTAGTGTTTCCCACTCTTTTTTCTGCATCTTTGAAGTAGTTCTAAGAACGATGTCCCATGTTGGCTTGTCTGGGTATTTACGATTTGGACGAGAGGGGTCTAATTTTGCGAAATATACTTCTGCATTATTAATAATTGCCATTTTTAATTTCCCTTGAATGTTATTGATAGTATTTCGTCTACTTCTATGTACGCTTTGTTTATATGTACGCAACTTTTTCCATTAATATTATAAGTCTTTAAATCAGGATTCTCCCTTAAGTAAATTGGTTCAACTATTCTTTTAACTCTACCAGATTTTGACACCAAATACTCTGACTGGTAAGGCTGCCACTCCTCTGCAACATAATTGTCAATCATCTACAAATGTCCACGCAAAATTTACCACTATACTCTACGATTTTTAAATCTTCCGGCTCAGCATCGTATGCACCTTTGATGCCATTTTCATTAAATAGATCAACTATTTGTTTAAGCACAGTAAAGCCTCCTATATCTTTATTATCGCAGCTGAGCTCTAAACCCTAAAAATGTGATTCAGTTTTAATTATACATCCTCCTCATGAGAAACAGTACTCACTATCTTTGATTAGAGTAATATCTAAGCTACCCATTTGCACATCGTTGATATCACCACCAATATCCTTCATAAGTGATCTTAAAGGATCTTTCTCGTATAACTCGACAAATGTTGACCTTGTCAACTTATATAGTTTAGGCATGTCACTTAACAGACAACCAAAACTGTCATGTACTGTTGTCACTCCGAAATCTGCTTGATCACAAATCATGGCTAAATGAGCTGCATCTAAACTGTGTATGCAGTTCGGACTTGCACCTTGAGCTTGCTTCCCTTTTGAAGGTGTTGTGGTTTCTACAAAACATACAGCAAGTTGAAATGTATTTTCATAGTATCCTGTGTTCTGCTTTCCACCTTTTGGAGACCCGTACTGACACCATATCTTCTTTACAGTACCTTCTACATAATGTTGCACAACAGGGAAATTAGTTACAGGTGTAGTCCAGCTAAGAAACTTGCCCTCTATCTCAGCTCTTCTACCGGCTGCTTCAAAAAGCTCTAGCAGTTGCATTGGACGTTTTAATGATACTCTACAGTCTTCATAAATCTCTCCTCCTAAATATGAGCCCCATTGATGCTCTAGATATAGCAATAGATTTATTCCATGCTTCTTTGAATCATCTATTACTTGTTGACTTAATCCATACTTAGTTCCACCATACGGAAGAACCATTACACCTCTCTTCACTATTTTTCTTCTTTGCTTGTTGCATTTGATTCGAGACCAAAACACTGCGGATGATTTATCTCCAAGCCCTTTATGCTTCAGCTTGAAGGCTCTTATCTCATCTATTCGTAACTTCCTCTCTTCAGTACCATGCTCAGCTTCTGCTATTTTCTTCTTTAACTCGATCAAACTATCTATGTACCAATTAATCTTGTGAAGCTCTATTGGGTCGAGCTGCGCTACAGCTGCATCTATGCGGGACCATACATGCTGAGCTACATACATGTAAAGGTCGCCTGGAAGGTCCGATGGTACTAGATTCACGTGTGGTGCAGTAACCTCATCTCGAGTCAATGCTGACAAATGTTGTGATCCGTTGTTGGTTCCGTCGATGAACACCTCTAAATGTGATTCGTATGAATAGTCAGTGAAACTAGCGCCGTAGTTACTCTGCCATATCCGTAGATTTTTAAGCTCTATACAAGCTGCAAGAAACTGCCAAGGCTTATCAGCCTTCATCCAGCCCTGATTATTCCTTGGATCTTCAGCAAACTCCAAGATCAAGTTCTCATTCTCCATTACCCAATCGAACCTTGATTGTAATGGAATCTTATCAGTCTTTCCGCCTTTAATCAATCCAGAGTCTCCGGCCCAATTAGAGGCTAATGAGACCAATAACCAAAAGAAACCACCTTCACCGATAGGCTTCTTCTCATCTCTTAGAAGTAGGCCTCTTGAAAGATCAGAACCCTGTTCATGGAAGTAGGCTGTATTAGTATACTTCCTTCCTCTAAAGTCAAGGCTATAAAGGTGATAGAACGTCTTTCCTATATAGCGCTTGGCTATATCCCCGATAGCCTTGGCCTCTCTTATTTTGGTCTTCCTTGCCTCTGGATTTTGTTGAGTCCAGATGTCTGAGAATGCCTCTGTCTTGTTCTTTAGTGCCCACAAGTAAATTCTATAAACTTCTTCATTAACTCTCCAACCGATTGCTTGGGATTTGTTGAGCATATTGTAGATAACTGGATTATTCTCTGGGGTTACCTTTTCCAGCACATCTGGATCAGAAGTCTTGATCATTAAGACACCGGAAGCATGTCGTGTGCTTGTCCATGGAGCTGCTGGCTCAAGTAACGGTAGCTTAGTGGAACCACCCTTGGCTATGTCATTCCAAAGCTTTGAAATAGCCTCATCATCTATGACCTGAATAATATAAGATTGGTGACCATTATTCCCTGCACCCATTACAACTTGGAGAATACCCAGTTCTTCAAAAGTGTATAAAAGGAAGGAGCCAGTCCTGACTGCCAGTGCTGAGTCTTTCTTCATCTTGTATCTAGCCATTACCCTATGGCCAATAGCACAAGCCACTTCTGTGAAGTAGATAGAGGTGCTCTTCTTTCCTTTCTTTGGTCTTGTATATAGGTATACCGTAGCTAGCACGGTATCTATATACTCCTCTGCCTTTCCTTTGAGGAGGTACTTCAAAGAGATTCTACTTGTAATCTCAGTGAGGTACCTCCTCTTCAGTGATGCTAATATCTTTTTCTTCATTAGCTCCGCATAATCAGAAATGTTACATACAATGACACAAACAAAGAAGCAACTGCTGCGAATTTAATGCTAACACAGAAGACCACTATTGAAAGGGCCACCTTGGCATAAAATTCTTGTTGCTTCTTGTTCATAATTTACCTCTTTTAGTTTTTAATTTATAGACGGTTTATATGGCTAACCGTAAACCGGGGGCTGCAACTATGCTACAACTACTTTTGCGTCTCTTGGAATGCATTCTGTCCATGGGGAGACTAATCTAATAGTACCGGTCTCCAGCTCCAGCATTTTACAAAGTTTATTATTTCCAGAGTTAATTACTATAGTAACATTTTCTTGATTTGTCTGTAGCCGCATGCATAGCATGTTGTTATTAAACTTCGGAAAAGTACAACATTCTCCATACGGTAAATCCTGCAATTTTATAACATTCATATTTTGTCCTTAATAGTAGTAACCGTAGTCCATCAGATCATAGTTGAATAAATTCAGATGTACATAATCGCCAGGAGATTCTTGAAAGTCCCCTATCTTAATAAATACACTGAACGAGGTAGTATTTGGCATGTCACTGGACACATCTACTAAATCAGCATCTTTTGGTGCAATGTTTTCGTCAAAGAATACATCATTTAGAGAAAACAAGATCTCTACGAACTGCTCTGGATCTAGATCAAATAGCGTTTTGAAGGCCTCACTCTTTTTGAATGATACTGTAAAACCCTCTGTCAATACGTCAATGTTATCAACTTCATGTTCACATAGTTCTTCGAGTTCAACAAAATACGAGCTATATTCATTCTGGTAGTAGATGATACCTTCATCGTTGACATCTCCAATTTTATAAGTTTTATTCCAATACCTAAGAATTTCCTTATCTTCATTAGAGAGTGAGTTACATTTACCGAGTATGACACCCTGGAGATTCGGGTTCATCTCCAGTAATTTAGGAGACACGCATACCCTGACCATTCCATCTTCTGGGAACTCTTCTACATCAAATGCTTTTGTATTTATCCTGCTTTTGAGCCTTTCATCAGCCTTTTTATCTACATACATTATCGGCATTTATTCTGAACCCTTTTAAAATTAGTTTATTCTTATGAATATTGAAACTACTCTGTTTATTGAAGAACGGTGCATTTAGATTTGTACCATAGTAGCTAGCCTCCTTATTTATGATTTTCTGAGTGAGGTCTTTATCACATATTAATCTCTTATTGTGTATAAAGGCCCTATCGACGTCTAATTGTGCATTAAGTATTGTGTGTTTAATCTCCTTATGTGTGAGTTCATTCACATACATCACATGTAGCTTTAATGAAGAATCCTTATTGTGCACCAACTGCTCATATATTGTCTTTCCTTTCATCTTCCACCCAGTTACTCGGAAATCCCCCTCTACCGGACCTCTTGCAATGATATCTATATCATCATAACTCTGCATACCACCTGATATGTAGTGCTTAACAAATCCACCAAACAAATAAAGGTCTTTATCAGCTATGAGGTCCAATATAACCTGACGCCTATCTGGCATGATATCATAGCCTGTCACTATATTATTTACTAAATATCTACTCTCTAGGCAGCCTCTTTTTCCTAGTATCTTTATAGGACCGCTGAAGGACAATGCATCATAGTTTAAAGGGAAAAAAGAGTTAAGATTTTCTCTTAGCACTAAAGGCTGCTTGAGCTTGTTAAGTAACTTAAGATAGTATGGTTTGTGCTTAACTAAACGTGTTGTATCTAATGGTGGCAATACGATGGAATACTCTACATTGCTGGGAAGATTACCAATCTCTTTCATTACTTGATTGTCTAGAGAGATGCTCCAATAATCAACAAGATGAGACAACATATGCAACTTCTTGACTTCTCTGGTGATTACTCTTACCTTCTTACCGAGATCATGTTTAATGAAATTAATAAGAGCCATCGTCTCGGTTATATTTTCTTCGAGGTTCCAAAGAGGATCGCCGCCACCAGACAAAGTTATTAAATCTTTATCACAATCTTTTACAAAATTACTTACCGCTTCTTTTGATTGAATACCATGTGGCAACTCTTCACTGTTACGCCAGTTACAGTAGCTGCATTTTCTGCTACAGCCATGTCCTGTCTTGCTTAGATTTAGTATTATAGAGTAATCCATTTCTCTCCTGAAAAAAAAAATAAGAAATAAGAAGGCCCCCGAAGGGGCCAAGCTAGGTTTATTTCATGGAAAGTAAATTCCAAGACATCATTGCCTCAAATGTAGATTTGAATGTTTCAGCAAAGAAGAACATACAAAGTACGATGATAAGTGCATCAATTAATGTCATTTCTCTTTCTCCTTTCTAAAGTCATCTTTCCTTAATTCCCATTCTTCAGGTATTAAGGTGCTCATGTAGATCAACACTACAATCCAAAACGCAACTACAAATACCTTAAGTGCTCCTACTAGTATTATCATGACGCCTCCTTTTTAGAGGACGCTTCTTGTTATAGCAACCAACCCTTAACAGGTCAGTCGGATGCATCCTCAGTAAGCTAAAGACTACCCGAATTATGCACATAATGATTATTATATTTACAACGAAGGCACCTATAAACGCAAAGATCGTTTCCATGACGGCCTCCTTACCAATCCTTTCAGCTTTGAGAGAACGCTAGAAGCCAGCCGCTTATGCCTAACTAGCCACAGATTTCTCGGTCCCTCTAACTGCAATCTGGTCACCTTTTTTGGGACAAGCCCTAATGGTAACCAGTGGTGGTGTAATGTTATTACCGTTACAAGGTAGCCTATTACAGGGTACCTTTTCTTGATCCACATATCTGCTATCTGTCTAATCTCTTTCATCACCTCAGGTGGTGCTTTAAGATACTTATCACATATCTCTGATAGGATCTCAGATATTTCATTATCAGTCAGGTCTGTTTTATAGCATCTTTCAGCTACAGAGTGTAACCTGGTGATGGGCCTATTTGCGAAACAGGCCCTGATAAGCAATCTTTCTGTATTATTCATTGCCTGCCTCCCTCAATCTTTTTACTCTTCTAACTAATTGAGCTCTTGCTGAACGGCTATCTACCCGATATATGAGCTCCCTCAGTGCGGTTATTATCGGACGGAACCCACATTTCTTTGCTGCAAATAAATCGGCAGCATATTCGATTTCAGGCACTATACTAAAACAGGCCACCATCTTGTAACCTATCAAAACATACTTACTTTTCTCAAGATGGAACAGTTGGATATGACCCTCTTCATGTGCCAATATCGGATCTTGAATTATTACAGGGAGTTCCATGAATTTTTCATTCACTACAATCCTCGGTACCCCATCCTTGAACTTTATAACACAGGCTCCAGGACTATTCTTAGGCATCCCTGCTAGCATAACCAAGTCTGTAGATAGTACTACTTGCCTGCCTAGTATTTCTTTGAACGGAAAAAAGTTGGACATTCTCACTCTGATTGTGGCTTCAAATGCCTCTTTAAAATTTTTCCACATAATGCTTCTCCTTCTCAAATTACCATAGTTTCCTCTATGGTTAGGCAATTACTCTCTCCAAGAACACAGTGCATTGCATACGTACTCTCTCTCAATACTCTCATTATGACGCCTCACATGTCCGGGTATAATAGGTTAATACTACCACTACTTTTATCTCGATTAACAACAACCACAAACAAATTAGAGTCTTTTGGATTATGCTGATAGTCATTCTCAGCATATTTCCATTTGAGGAAAGGAAACCTTTTTCTGAGGTGTGATAAAGGATTCATATCCAGCTTGTAACTGGCTTCTGCGAACCTGATTACCGTAGTCTCTAGGTTTCCAAGAGGACTAAATTCAATCATATCATCCCTCCAAATGCTAGTGAGAGAAAACCACATAACCCTATAATTACTAGACTCACCACAACAACTATACTCGCAACTACTATAATATTTTCTAACATATCACCCTCCTATCTCAAGTATGGTATATGCAGCTACTGTCGCACCATCCTCAACGGTCGCGTCTATTATTGAGAATATAGTAAATTGTCTGCGCCTGGATGATTCCTGGCCAATGTACATACAAGTCTCGCGGTCTTTTGTGGACCACAAGGTTATACACTTTAGTCGGTCGATAATTTCACTAAACATAATATATCTCCTTCTTAAATTACTGAGATTTGCCTCTCAGTTGGCTCACATAAAATACAGTTTTGTATCACTAAACACGCTAGCGATCTTTGGAATATCAGCATCTTCATACTCCAATACTCTAACTTCAGGCATCATCCCATTATACGTTATCCTGGCCTTTGCAATAACGCTACTGTAATTCTTAATGTTTATATTTTCCTCAATAAATTTCCCAAAGTTTCTTGATGACAGCCTGACAATTCTTAACATTCTTAATATTCCCGGTATTGATTTTGCCGGGTCAAGCCACCCGGCTGGCATATGTTATTTTACGAGTTTACCGCCAATCATTAGCACTACGCTGCTTACACCCAGAACACCGGCTGCAATAGCTGGATTCACAAATAGCAAGCCAATAGCTGCTACTACACCAATCAACCACTGCGCTACAATTACATCACTAACAATTTTCCTATTCATAACAAATCTCCTGCTTAAGTTACTACACCTTCCTGTGTAATTAGGGATTGTCCTTTTATGGACCTTCATATAAGATGCTTCTTTTTCCGCGTTTTATTTCACAGAAAAACTCACAAATCTCACCACGCCTGAAATCTTGCTTGTCGAACATGAAGCCATCATAGGTATCCTTCAATACAGGGTGGGCGATTACTTCTAAGTTACTACACACTTTACATACTTGAGCTAGCTTACAACAAGGTCTGGCGGCCAAATACTTGTCCATAATAGATCTCCTATCTGAATTAGCGGTTAACCCTCATGGGTACCTTCAAATAAGATACTCTAGAAATCTCGTCTTATTTCATTTGAAATAGTCTCCCTTCTTCAGCTCTTCTTCTGACGAGACCTGTAAGTTTCTGCTTCTTACCATTCACTGTAGCATATACCCACCTATTAAGTTGATTAGGCACATCATCCCAATCTTCTTCTAGGATACGCTTCCTGAGTGTGGATCTTTCCAGATTACCTCTTCCTAGATTAAACACAAAACTGGTTATCGCGCCTATACGGTTATCACCAATTAGGTTGGGGCACAACTCTAATACAGCTTCCATTGCAATAGTGGTGTCTTCAATCAGGAAATCTAGAGCTTCTTTTTTGGTGATCTTCCTTTGATTTCGATCACAACGATGGCCATAGCCGACTGTCCAATAACCAGCTGGGCATAAATAGGGCACTAATGATAATCCTTCATACTTCTTTATTAAGTCTAAAGTTACTTCATTTGGAATTAGGTTATTCATAGGTTAGTCTCTTTTAAGATTTAACTACTGATAATAGGGATTAAGGGAATAATGGGAACTGATGGGACTGTAGTTTAGGGTAGGGATTATGGAGGGGATTATCTCTTATGGGGATATTACCACTTATGTCTAACCCTCTTAATAGGGTTAATCAAGCTTAGGGTCTCTCCCTATAGATCCTTCTATTGAATTGACTTGGCTGGACATTTTTGGGTTAATTTAACAGGTTGGTATCCTACGGGTGTACTTATTTGTATATGTGACTTTTTCTGAACAAATAACTTTCTGCCTAAGCTCTTGACTAGTTTTCGCCTTGGCACCCCGAGTGAGAGTTTTCCCAAAGTTGAGCCAGAGCCTACCCGCCACGCCACGCAGCTGAGTTCCGCTTACGGTCGCATTTGGGACGGGCTGCGACTCACCTTGGGCCGATTTATTGCATTTTAAGAGGACACCTCAATTAAGAAGTGTCCTCTATTTAATTATTTATTTAATGCATAAAATCGCCATAGCCAACCTATTGTTGATGTTCCTAGAAATACAGCTGGAGGGGCGATATATCTTCCCCAGAGAATCTTGTACCATCTGTTAGTTACTCTTGGACTGTAGCTCGAAGCCCAAATACAGTATGCTAATTCTGCATTAGATTTTATCCAAGATACTTCTCTTGCTTCTGCTAAGCCGTCATGCCCTTCACAGCATTCACCGTACCATAGGTCTGGAAATAGTGTACAATGGTTCATCATTTACCTTTAAGTGATCTTATTTCATTCTCAAGAGTTGTTATTTTTGCACTCATCTCTTGCATTGCCTTGATCATCAGTCCAATAAATTCGTGGTAGCGCAACCCATAGGAGTCATAGCTCTCTAAACATTCGTCTCCTTCCTGTAAATCCTTTGTCTCGATTTTAAGTTTATGTATTTCAACTTCTGTATTTTTTACTTTGGACACATCTCCGTAATTATCTGTAATATCCTTCTCAACAGTGTTCCTTACCTGCCTCTAGTGCTGGTGAAATCTTGAACATACTATCTCCTTAATAGTTTTTATCCATTGTCATGGTGCCGTCAACGTTACAGAGTAACGAATAATTATGTGTACTGGTTTAGGTTTTGGACCACTGTCTATACGATAGTGAATATCATCTACCGGATCAATGTTTGTTGGTTTACCCACAGTGATACGTACAGGCTATTGTTTTAATAGTCTCTGTCTCATTTGCCCAAATAACATCCTCTAACGCTTTAGCAACTGTGTAATTGTGAAGTAGGTCATCGTCTTGTTTCTTTGCATAACCTGCAAGATTTGCAGAGCATAAATAGTCTCCATTTATGACATCACCATTTTCATTACAAACAGTTATGCCTCCTTCACCAACAGCATTTACGTGTACTTCTAAGTAACCCCCATTTATGAGTATATCTATATAGGGCTGGTACTCCAGTTTAAATGTCCATTCACCATTGTTATTTTCTAATCTCTCGGCGATAAATTTATTTTGACTGAGAATGCTAAGAATATCGTTAGAAATACCAGATACAACGCCAAATACTCTTGCATCTTTTTCTTTCGTAACAATATCCGTATGTACCAGTGTTTGGTTTATGCCTACACACCATGCATCAATAGAATAGACCAACTGCCCAGGCAGCAGTTGTGTATTTTGGGAATATGCTATATGTGTACCAGTAAAAGGCAGCACACTTCCATACGCGTAAATCTTATCATTTGTATAAAAACCATAGCCGCCTGACGTGCCTGTGTCGCCGAATACACCTATACCTTTGGTCGTACGAAAATAGCCTCCATATGCTGTACCTCCTGTTGAGTCATTAGACCCGCAAACCGCAGCACCAGTTTGGGAAGTGCTGGTACAGTGCCCAAATATTGCAGAGCCATCACCTGATTTTGTACTTTGCACCACCAATCCTACAGGTGCAATTGCGGATTTAAATGCAAAATGACTTTCAAGAACCCCCCATACTACGGAGTTGAAAGTAAAAGCAGAAGCAGGCGAATCTGTAGAGTTTAAAAGTATCTTACCGGAGTACACAACACCAGTACTAAGAGATCCTGTTGAAATTTTTCCAGGAGATATTGAGGTTATTTGCCCATCACCTACCTCGGATCGCCATGCCAGCTTGTCTATACCAAACACCTCACTGCTCTTATCTGCACCAGCTGAAGCGGTAGACTGATCCAACCTAATAATAGTGATTTCATCTCTAACTGCACTACTTCCATCAGCTGGATAACCTGTTAAAGATATTGTTAGGTGTTTTTTACTACCAAAATCAGCCACTGTAAGTGTCTTTGCTGATACTGTTGATAAGTAGCCGCTGGTAAAAGCAGACAACTCACCATCGTTGCTCCATACAAATATGCCAATATCACCGTATACAACAGGCGTTATTGTTATATTGCCTTGGTCACTTGGATCAAGAACATTATCCTTAAAAGTAAACGTATAACTAGATGCGATAACTTGCACTCGAGATGCATTACCTCCGTCTATACCTGCCTTGGATTTACTAAATGTCATTACCTTAGTTGCAGTTGCCGGCTTACCTGCAAAGGTTGTACCTGCCAGGTTATACGTCACACTAGCAGTATCCGCCGACATGAGTATATTGCTGGTTACATTTGCGTATGCTCCGCCATCAGTAGGAGTGGCTGGACTTATATTAGATTTTACGAAAGATACTATTCGCCATTTACCATTCGCTAGTGTTGTTGTGGACGTGTTCGTGGACGTGTTACCGCTAGTAGAGAATGTACCAGATACGTAGTCCATGGCAGTAGTACCGTCATACATGTATATAAGCGTACCGCTGTCATTATAGTCTGTTACAGTACCGTCTACTGCTGCCGAGAAAGTGTGTACTTCATTGGTTAGAATAGCTACTACAGAATTTTCACCACTTTCTGCAAATGTGGACCACAAGATAGGTGTAGAGAATGGCTGCCAGTCGCCGTCTACCTTAGTACGTTTGGCTGCAAACTCATAACGGTTTATAGCGCTTACACCTTGAGGATCATCTGACCATCCGTCTGGAACATAACCTGCAGTTGCTTTATATGTATCTGTAGATGTACCTCCAACAGGGTATGTGATAGCCGCTACGCCATTGGTGATGCTCTGTTTGAATACAAACTCAACACCAGGGCCATCTTTGCCATCCTGACCATGAATACTTATTATTCTTTTGCTTGAATAGACGGGAGTAGCTGAATCTGTGTAGGTTATTTTCTCACGATTCCATAAGTACCTGTTGTCTTGATTCGTATATTGTAAATCATCAGTGAAAGCTCCATCAAGAGGCGCAGTAGTCGAATTGTTTATTGCATATTGTTCAACTATACTACTTATACCTCTACCATCTGCAGAATATGTCCCAATTATAGATGGAGGGGTAACCGTTGGATCTCCTGATGTATAAGTTATTTTCTCATAGTTATAGAGATAGGGTAACAAAGCAGTTGGAGTGGGTACTATTTTACTTGTACCTACCATAGCGGTTGTTACATTTGCAGGATTTGGCTCAGCGAGAATCTTGTAATAGTTGTCCACACCTGTAATACTAATAGTAGGTGCTGAGTACGTTGCCCATAACTTTGGTGAAGTATAACTACTCCATGTACTAGACCCTGTATCTTTTGTACGCTTGGACATGTACTCGTATGGAAACGCTTCACTTACACCTTGCTGATCAGCTGTCCAACTTCCGCCTACACTGGTTGGAGTTTCGGGTGGCGTACTATTAGCAACTCTGCAAAAGATAAACTCTATACCTGCACCGTCATCTCCAGTATCACCGTATACACTTATTATTCTTTTGGTAGTATTCTCTGTACTAGTAGGATCTTTATAGGTTATTATCTCATAGTTCCAAAGATATTTACTGGTAGTGCTATTCATAACAGGGGGTTTGTCAACCCACACTGTTGGTTGTGTAGAAGCGTTGCTAGATACTCCATACTTTTCTTTTATAGAAAGTATACCTCTACCTGGAGCACCATCAGTTACATACTTAGCAATTACTTGAGGAGTACTCTTATATGGTGTGCTGCTAATCGTATAGGTTACGTACTCAAAAGCCCATAGAAACGGCAAGCTTGTGGTCGGAGTAAGTACGCCTGTGCCCCAGTCCGTTAGATTGGAAGTAGACGGCGCGCTAGTTCCGCTAGAAGAGAGCTTGTAATAGTTCACCACTCCTGATATACCGTTACTCGCTGGTCCAGTATCGCCGTGAGTTCCTATTATTCTTTTGGTAGTAGAGCTTGTAGTAGTGTCTGTATAAGTAATTACCTCATAGTTCCATAAATACTTGCTTGTAGTTGAAGTAGTAGGTATAGCGGTTGGTGGTGAAACCCATCCAGTTGTAGGAGCATTAGTTGAGTTACTTACTGCATAGTATTCCTTTATAGAAGAGATGCCTTTACCAACTGCACCATCTTCAGTATACATGCCAATAACACGTGGGTCAGTTGTTGTACTCCCTGTAGTAAAAGTTACCGTTTCCCTGTTCCATAGATATGGTTTTAATTTAGTAGGGGTTTGTACAGCAGAGTACCACGTACCAGGAGAACTTGAACTATTGCTAATAGAATACTGATTAGTCACTCCGGTTATGGCGTTACCGGCTATACCCTGCTCTCCTTTGATCTTTACTTTTCCTGTTACCGGCTCTGTCCAAGAAGCACCACCATTGTCACTGGTCTGAGTAGCCATATAGACATCATTGACAGCAGGCATAACATGCCAGTAGTTATCTCCTGATGCTACAGTCGAATACGTGCCGTTTACAGAAAACACATGACGCACGCTACTTGAAACATCTCCTATCTTCTCAGTTGTGGTCCATGAGGCTTGATGCGGTGGCTCACCTGATGATGTGAATATACGAGTGGATGCCCACAATGGCGTAGCAGGGGATGTTTGAGGAGGTATACCGTCTGACCAACCTGTTGGAGTAGGAGAGTCATAACTACCTTCAGCGTCTCCTGGTTTCTCCGGTTGACTGACGCTACGCTTAAACACTATACTCTTAAGTATAGCTTGTGATGCTATACCTGCCTCTACAATATTATCATCTACTTGGCCATCTATCAGCGTTTTTAACTCAATGAGCGCATCAAAGTAATACACACCTTTGTTAATAAATTCTGATCTGTCGTCCAGACTAGTAGATGTAGTTATTTGTTCATCCTGTATCCATAGCGGTAGATTTTCATTTGAGGGTGGGTATGATGGTAGCTTGACTGAAGGTTCCCAATTAATACTATTATTTAAATAAGTACCCCATTCTTTAAATCGTGTATACAGCATACCATACTCAGCACTGTTATCTAGTTCAAGAATAGCTGCACGCGCTCTTACCTCAAGATACTCAGCTGATCTTTGATACCAACCGTCTTGCATTCTGCGTTTCTCGTCAACAGTAAACCAACTATCAGCTGCCCACTCCTCAAGTGTTGCATTAGCGTTAGCTGCATCTTTCAATGCGAAATCAATTGAACCACCAATACCATCAGCTGTATTTATCTTTATTGCAGTTAATGCTGAAAAATACACTTCTGCAAAGTTAACAAAATCTACTTTATTTATAGCTTGTGATGTAGCAGAAGTGAGCCAAGAGGGTGTTGTATTAGAAGTTACATCCCAACCTACCCCACCATTAAGATAAGTGCCCCAAGCATTTATTGCAGAGGTTAATCCAGAAGTAGCTATCTCTTGGGTGTCTGCCAGTGCTTTGTAATTAGAATACTCTATAATCCTATCTTTCCACCCACTCAAAAACGTAGTCTTCTCATCCACAGAGAAAATACCATCTGAAGCCCAATCTTCTAGATAGTTTAAGGCGTTGTCGGCGTCTGCTTGCGCTATATTTGTGACAGTATTGGTGAGATATATCCGAGTCTCTACTGCTAGGTCAAGCAACTCTTGTGAGAGTAATAGTGCTTCAAAATAGCTTTGAGCATAGTTATTGAATTCTACTCTATCTACATTCGAAGTCTTACCCATTTGACTTGGCCTTAGTAGCAGTGGTAGTGCTTCTTCAGAGACGTCATAACTTGGAGGCGGTATCCACGCTACTATGGGTGAATCTCCCATCTCATTATTAAGATAAGTTCCCCATGCGACAAATGCAATCTCAAGTGATGATAGTTCAGTTCCTTCGTAGATATCTGACTGAGTCATCATAGATAAGTACTCTACTAATCGCTCAGACCAATAATAGAAGAAAGCACGCTTCTCCTCACCAGTAAGTTTTCCATCTGCAGCCCAATCATCTAACATGCTGTGTGTAAAAGCTGTCACCGGAGACTTAACGCCTAGCTCGGTTACATTCTGTAACCAGTAATAGCGCATACCTGAAATTGAAGGTGCATACTCGTGAAAGTTATAATCATATACATCTGCAACTTTCTTTGATTCATCAAAGTCATCAGATGCCGCCACATAAAGACTCGTAAATAAATGATCATTGTATGCAGTACCATCAAGTCTTAGTTCAGGTACTTCCCACGTTATCTTTACGGTATTTGAGTACTCCCCACCTACTTCTGCACTAATAAAAACTGGAGCTGGCGGTATTGGCCTCTCTAAACTGACAACAGCTGTTGTTGTCATTGTTGATAGGGAGCCTGTTATCGTGCGTGAGCGTACACCGAACATGACAACATTCTCTACAAGATTGGGTAAATCATAACGCTCGTTTGAAGATGAGCCTAATGTTTGCCATATTTCTTCACCCTCTATCTGCATATATAGTACATATTCAACAACTCGACTATCGTATACTTCTGTCCAAGTCAAATATCCGGGTGCATTAATTACGCTAGATACTCCTGGAACATAGCTAAGATACGCTGGTGCGGGTATGATAGAGCTAAAAGCTGTGAATGGTCTTGGGTACTCGTTATCGTTTACATTCCAAGCTAACTGCGTCCAGTCAAATCTGACGCCTTCAACAGTTACCGCCCTGTCACTCACCACCTCTATATTTAATATACGAATATATACTGGTCCTTCCTGTCCCAGACCAATATCCTTGGCTGACATTTCAACAATATCCCCTGGTTCAGGATATTTATCCTCAAAGTGGTAGGTAAATTTTATAGTAAAGGCTGACCTGCTCATTCTAACTTCTTCTTCTGCTTTAGCTAAGGCATGGTAGTAATCTGTAATCCCGTTAAAGCTAATATCAGCCTCTAAAGCAACATTATTGTCCTCTTTTAACATCGCTTTATATACAGTGGAATCTCGTTGAACAAGCTCATAACCATCATAAGCAATGCTTCGAGTAGACCAGGCGACAATGTTATTGGGGCCAATGAGTGCTCCTGCAATATTTGCTATTGTAACACCCCAAATAGAATTATCAGGGAGATCGATCCCTGCTGTTGCAGTTATGGTATACTCTACATTCTCTTGCAAATCTACAGTTGTTATTATAGGAGCATCAACAGTTACAAGTACATTATTATAATAATCACCACCATCACCTGAGTGTGCAAATTGCTCTTCAAACCATTGGTATTCTGGGAGTGTCAAGGAGACACCGTTGATAGAGATCGTGCCATACAGACTTGCTAGCATTTTTAAAGTATATGTTCCCGTGGTTTTTGCAATAAATGACCATGAGATATCTAACGTACTAGCTCCGGTATTAATACCGTAATCACCAAAAAATGTTCCATTTTCATTACTACCGAAACCAATAGAAGCTTTAAAACTCTTACCTCCAGTACCTACATAAATGTCTGAGTCAGTTTTATATGGCCAGGAGACTGTATCTTCTTCAAAGTCAATAGCTTCATTATTGAAACGTACAAGTACATTGTTTAACCGTTCATCTGCTGTTGGCCACTTTATTGAAATGTCCTCTCCAAGTACTATACGATCTTCTGTGATAATATCTGAAACTATAATACCAGCATTGTCCACGCCGGGGTACTGAAGCAATAGCTTGTAACTACCTTGAGACCATACAAGAATAGCGTCACCCATTGTTTCCAGAATTTCTTGAATATTCTCTCGATAAGGTTTAGAGGTATCTAGCATCAGATTAGCTTCATATAAAGGTATATCCCTCTCTCTTATCTCTCGGATTCCATCTTTAGGTTGCCAGATAGAGCCTGAAACAGGTCTTGGTACATCACTAACAATCTTATCACATACAGCAGCAGCGGCTTCAAAAGAGGTTAAATCAATGCTCTCAATTGGAATACCCTTTTCCATTGTAAGATAATCTAAGAGAACTAGCGCTGGGTTATTGCTATACACTGGTTCCTGTAGTACACCACCCACTATAGGCCTAACTCTGCAGCCTTCAACAAACATCACTACATCAGGGACGCCATTGAATTGAGGGTCATCACGATTCAACCGTGCACCTACTGTTATATGGGAGGCGCCTGTAAATTTGGCTGTGGATCGCTCTGGACAGGTTGCTGACATAAAATTACAAGCAGTAGGCGTTATACCTGAGTAGGCCTCTATCTTAAAGCTGTCATGAATTTCTGGTGAATCGTAACTGAAATTATCATCTATAATAAAATCATAAAATGTTGTTATTTCTCTTTTTGACAATACTTGGTCAAAGATTAAATAGACAGGCTTATCAGACCGTGTACCAACAGTAAGGTGACCTGGTTCAAAGACTTTATCAGCATTGCTTATGTAATTTTCGTAACGATTGATTACTTTATGAAATGTACGAACACCACCTACCTTAGCTCTGCCATAGATTATAGGAAGTGCCCTAATCTCACCATCTACTACAATTTCAAATCCTTTTCTTGCATCGGCTTCAGCTTCCGCTTTCTTTTTAGCCCTTCTTGCTTTCTTTGCAGCAATTACAGAGCTGGTTACGCTAAATACTACAGAAGCAATTACAAATAATATACTGAATATATCCATCAGTCCTTACCCCATTTTAAAGTGATGCTTTCTGAACCTTCATAAATCAGATCATATGCAGTATCTTCAATATCTAACTCACTCATGAAGCTTTTGCTTGTATAATAAGGACCAGAGTCGTCTAATGACGCCATGAGATTAGAGAAAGTTATTGTAAAGAGATTCTCTCCTTCAGTATTTGTGTCTATTGCTGACTCGTAGCTCTCCACCACGCCCTTGTATACAATAAAGAAGTTAGTAAGATCAGGAAGACCTGTAGTCTCGTCTACAAGCCCTATGCTTACTGTTGCAGAGGCGCCTGTCATGCCTTTATCAAATAACTGACTGAACTCGCTATTTGGATCAGCAAGCGTTACTTTATACAAGCTACGATCAACCGTGGATGACATTTGAGGTTTATCTGCCCCTACAATAGCGCCAGATGAGTAGTATGTGTGTCCATCTATTACTAAGTCTCTATAGAAAGTAGTCATATGGATGTTCTCAATACTTTCATCCAGTGCTAATATGCCTATACACAGGAAGGTTGAGGTATTAGCTCCTCTCATATACTCTATTATCTTGTCATTTAATTGTATCATAGTGCCTCCACAAATCTTACTTCACCATTATCCATTAAAATACCATCTGTGAAGGACATACCAATAGCGGTTTCGTTGTCTAGAAAAACACGCATCTCTACATCATCTTGCCATTTAAACGGGGTACTAGAGCTGACAGTCGCTCTTAATGGTGGATATATGCCAACTGTAGCGCCACTAGCATAGTTTTTATCTGTGGTTGTCATATACACTTTATTTTGTCCTTCGAATTTGATAAATGTTCCCTTAGGGATATCGGTGAATGTCGTGAGGACTACTGTACTCGCATCAAGATTACCTTGAGCTACAGCATCAGCATTGAAACCAAGCTCTCGCTCTCTTATTACCCCTATATTTTGTGGAACTAGAATATTTAGTATGGAGGTTAAACCAGTTGTAACTAACATTACAAATAAATCGTTTGCTGAGGATGTCAGTGGCTCAAGGTTCGTGGTGATCTCCCAACGTTGCGCAGGTCTTTCACTAACAACTCGTTTTAATGACATTGAGTCTGATATAAATGAAGGCTTGTTACTTCTAATACTTAATGGTGCGACAAATCTTGCGATTACTACTCCGCCATCAGATAGCGGCTTATCTAGTATACCGTAGTTCATATATTTCTCCTTAAAGGGGCAGGTATTTCGCCTGCCCCTTTAACATTATTTATAGCCTTTCTCTCTATTGTGAGCATTAACACCATTAGCGATAGTAGGCAGCATTTTGAATATTTCAGATTTAGTCTGACGAGATATATCGCCAGTTATAGTTAGATTTATTACTTGTTGTCCTCTGCTTGAATTGCCATTAGACTTTGTAATTGTACTATCAGAAGGCATTGACAACTGGCCACCCACTAAGCCACCCTTAGCGAATTTCTTAGCTGAGTTTATTCTCTCAAGTAGTGGTAGAAATTTCTTAGTTGATTTAGCATTAACTACGAATTCTCTGTTAGAGAGCCATGTAAGGATACTGTCAGAAGTGCCTGTACCTTGACCGGTTATAAGGCCACCTTCCGCTCGACCACCCCAATTCATGCCCTTCAAA